AATTGAGAGAAATGCCCGGTATGATCAAGGAACTTGGCGACATCCTTAAGTGGGTTGCGAGGAATCCTCACAAGCCCTCTCCATGGGGTGCCGCTAAAACGCATCTTGCGTTGACTTACGGTTGGAAGCCACTTTTCTCCGATCTTAAGACTCTTCTTAAGCTCGCAGATTCATTTAATAGAAAGCGTCAGCTTTTTATTAATATGAATAAGAAAGGTGGTGCTCATGTCAGGAAGAGGCTGGGTACTACGTCCCTGTCTCCTCCTTCCTCCTTCACTATGACCGGTGTGATTGTTGCCACCACGGCCTGTACAGGCCCTGTTAACTTCACTCACACTGAACAAGGTTGGTGCACAGCCCGTCTTAAGGCTCACACCAACCTCGATCATACCCTTGATACTCAAGTATGGAATACCGTACTTGGGTTAAACCTTAGCGCTTCTACCCTCTGGAATGCTATGCCGTGGAGTTTTCTCATTGATTACTTCATCAATGTGTCAGACTTCATGGAAGCAACGCGCGGAAACGTCACATTTAAATATGAGCGTCTCAACGTGATGTGTTCTAGGAGTATTGTTGGAACTTACGAACCAACTGTTGTCAAGCCAAGCATCACGCTTGCTGACAAGAAGTGCTTTTTCGGTGAATACAAGGGAAGGAGAGTTGTGCCCTTTGCCATACCTATGATTACCTATCGTCCTTGGCTTTCAGCCGAGCACATGGTAAACATAAGTGCACTCATTATGAGTGGGCCCCTCAAACGCTTCCACGGTCGAGCCTAGCTCGTCAACTGAATGTACGAGGAATAACCCCCGTACATAACTAACGGGAACTCTCATGATCTCTGACCCTATCTCGATTACCTATAACAGCGTCGCTAAGACGTTGAATAGGATCAACCAGGACTCCTATGGTTCCGTCTACTACCTGGACGACACCGCGAATCTCATGCGTTTCACCCTCACGGTGAAGCACACGATTCCAAAGCCGGGTTCTTTCCCGGAATCGCATCTGATGCGCCTCGATGTCGATTTTCTCGACAGCGTCGGCGCCCTTCTGCGTACTGTGTCGTCCTGGGGAGTCATGAAGACTGACTCCGGAACTCAGGACCTCGTCTCTTCGCAGCGTGTACAGGCAGCCATGCTGACTGCCTGGACCACTACGAATACCGACAAGCTCCTCGGCCGTCAGAGTTAGTAACTCTGTCTGCCGAATCGCGCGAAGCATTGAGGCTGGTATTTTTACTTTGCCTCATTGCTCTCTCCGCACTTGTCGGTAAAGAGGTCTTTGACATAGGTAGCATTATTGCTAACCTGGTAGAGACGGTCAGACCATGATACCGTAACTATACGCTATCAATGGAGACATCTGATCATGACAGAACTCTCCTTGCTTGCATACCTCATTGAGGATGTTCTCGCATGGAACCCGCGTTTGACTAGCCTTATTGATGACACTGAAAAAGTCATCAAGATTGCTACGACACGAGGTCTATCTATCTTAACGATAGATTTTCCTGAGGCGGCCAAAAGACTTGACCGCGCTCTATCTCGTGGGCATATTGACTATCGTTCTTTTCCAGCATCTTTGTCTGATGGTGGATTCGGTAGCAATAGGCCAAGATTCTTCGGACAGTTGTTCGATGAGATCTTCGATAGCGATCGGAACCTACGTCTCGAACATGATGTAAACGCTGTTTTCTTTTTAAGACAAATCTTTCTTCTCTTTAAGAAGGTTGACTTGCCTTGCAGCGATCATGCTACTAATAAAGCCATTGAAAGCTTTATCAGTATTGAGGACTCGATGCGTCCACCAACTTTGAATTGGTCGAGCGACCATCTCAATGTTGATGGCTCAAAGGGTCTTCATTTTCGGGACTTAGAGTGCGACTTTAACGGTCTGCTCCCAAGGGATAGTATCCCGAAGGGGCTCGTTGACGCACTTAGCTCTGTGTGCCGGATAGTGGCTAATCAATTACCACTACTCGATCCACTTAGCATAGTTCCTAGGCATGGACCCGGTGCTGTTGCAGATGGAAAGACTGGCTTTGACAAGTACAGTTTTCCTTCCTGGCCAAATAAGCTTGACTCCGTATTTTCATGCGCTGATTTCTCAGTGCATAATTACGCTCAAGACCTTGACCAACTCATTCTCGATGATAAAGAGTTTCCGGCGCGGCTCATTGCCGTTCCAAAGACTCAGAAATCACCTAGATTGATTGCATCAGAACCAACGTCTCATCAATTCCTTCAACAGGGATTGTTGAAGTGGTTTAGGGACAACTACCCTGAATCACTACGACAGAGCTTCAACC